GTGCCAAGACCACTAACTTGCGTATTTGCAATAGCAATAGTTGTATTGGTTGCGCTAGTGATTTGACCTTGTGTATTAACCGCAATGACAGGTACTGAGCTTGCAGATCCATAAGTTGTGGCAGATACGCCTGTAGTTGCAATAGCCAAAGTGCGGTTAGCAGATAAGTCACCGCCACCTGTAAGACCTGTGCCAGCAGTAATAGTACGACTTGTTGGGACTGTCCCGCTAATGTCAGTCTGAGTTAATACAACTGTACCTGTATAGCCGTTTACGCTAGTTACTGCGTCAGTATTGTCAATCTTTTGCCATGCCGACCCGTTGTAAACAGCCCAGTCACCCACTTGCCAATCAGTAATGCCGTTAAGGTTTGTTGTACCTGCAACGCTCACAACATAGTAATAACCCTTAGTTCCAGTTGAGGATGTGAGTGTGGGTGTATTTGTTGTGGCGTTCCAAGTTCCTTGATAACTTAATGCTCCCAATACTGCGGCTGGAAGCTGACTAACTGGTACTGTACCGCTACCGTCTAATGATGCAACGCCATTAGCTACACCTTTTGTTGCAGTTGCAACATAGTCGCTAATGGTTACGCCTGACATTGAACCGCCAGTAACAGATACGTTATTGCTGTTTTGAGTAGACATCGTACCCAATCCAGTTACATCCGTACTAGGTATGGTTGATGCCGCTGTCATTGCGGCTGTGCCGTTACCTACAACATATCCAGTCAATGTGGCCGCACCTGTACCACCATTGGCTACGGGAACAGTTCCTACTAACTGATGGTCAGCGTTCCAATCACTAGGCTCAATTAAGGATGCGTCACCAGCATCAGGTATGGTTGATACCTTAGTGTGCTTTACGGTAATAGCCATGTTATTGAACTCCGATTATCTTACCATCTTGTCCCCGTACGACTTGTTTAGGTCTATTGTGGTTTTCGTTGATTGTATTCACTAGGTCACCTAATGCTAAAGTCATCTGTTGATTGCTCTGACTAATGGCGTCTGCAATAGGTTTAAGTGGGTGTTCCATAGACTGTGCCATAGCTTCTTCAGATAGATAGGCTTGCGCTCCATCATCCTCAGATGCACCGATTCTAGCGACCTCGATCTTAGCACCATTATTAATATGGGCTAGTAGAACCTGAGTGTTGCGCTCTGTGTTCATCTTCATCTGCGCTACCTTCATATCCATCTCTGCCTGCTGACGATTACGCTGATCTTCCAATTGGAATTTAAGCTGATTTTCTTGGGCTTGGTACTCTTGTTTAGCCTTCTCAAGTTCCATCTGCATCTGCATCTTCTGTTGCTCAAGTTGCATAGTCTGTTGTGCTTGTTGCTGTGATGCCTGTAACTTAGCCTGTTCAAGTTGCATCTGACCCTGAAGTTTCTGTTGTTCAGGTGTAGGTGGTTTAGTTTGACCTTCTTGTGCTTTAGCTTGTTCACGGAACTTATCGGCAGTTTCGTCAATGATTCCCTCAAGACCTTTACCAGCCTTGAACGCAGTAACAGCAAACTTAACCATCTCCATCAGCATCGGTGTCATCTCAGGGACAGCCTGTGCCGCAGGGATAACCTGTTGCATAAAGCCACCAATAGCCTGTAAGAACTCCATACGATCCTGCTTTTCCTGCATCTCGTCTTGGAAGATCATCGAGTCTGAAGTCACTTCGATACGGAAGTTCTTAGCCGCCTCGTCACGCAATAAAGCTAATGCTGGCTGGATGTACTGCTTATCCGTGTCAGATAATTGCATTGCACCTGAAATCTTGACAATCGTATCGTCTGTAAAGTGATTACATATAATCTGTGCCTTGATAGACAATAGTTCGGTAGCAAAGTCTACTACTGCGTGTTGCATAGTCTTTAAGCGACCTGCGGCATTGTTAGACTTAATGACCTGTGCGCCTAGTGTTTCATTAGGATCGGTCTGTCCACGCTGGATGTCAGCGATACCCATAATCTCATAGATTTGACCCTTAACCTGATCCATTGCCTGATAAGACATGGTAAGTGCGGCCGCAATCGGTTGGATGTCTACAAGGTTAATAGCTCCTGCCATGCCTTGTTTCTCAGCAAATGCGTTCCAGTTCTTGATAGGAAGAAGTGTATTGTTTTCTCCTTCACTAAACAGACGGGCAAGGCTAGGCTCAGAAGCGTCATAGACACCCCGAACCTTAAGTGCTTGAATGAATCCATCAATACGATCAGCAAGCGTGTCTAGCTGTCTTGCTTGGTCTTGGTACAGTACAAAATCAGGGATAGGGACTAATGAATCCGTAGTTAATGTAGAAAATAAAGGTTTAGGGCATGGCCAAAAGTTTTCTAGCTTTAATGGGTCAGAACGGGTATCAAGGATTTCACCCATAGACTTAGATAGCCAAATAACCTCGCCTGAAGTCTTGTCCCATATCTCGTATATACAGGCTTCTTTTGCTCCCTCGCCCATCTTCTCGCTAAAAGACTTAGAAGTTTCAGGTTTTGTATCCAATGGGATACGACCACCCAAGTCCTCACCAAAGCGTTCAACAAGGGCAGGTCTACCTAAATAGACTTTACGCCATACTGCGGTGACTTCTTCCCATGTACGGGCAACAGTCAAGCCAAAGTCACGCCAATGCACATAGTCAACAGGCGCACACTCGTACTCAATGCGTTCCTGATCCTCACGGTACATACCGCCTTCGGTTTCTGCCTCGTCAATGTCCTCAGTAATCTCAAGTCCATCTTCGGGCATATCCATACCATCAGCTTTTGAACCGACAATATGTGGCTCATAACGAACCCAGCTAGTACCACGACCACCTAACAGACGATCGTTAACTGATTGATTCATAGCGGATTTATAGTCACCATAGTGAGTGATCTCGTAGTCCAATGCTCTCTCAAGCATCATTGAGGCTACCCTACCTATAGGATCGTTATCTCTGAACCGCCTTGAAATATCGGGTCTTGGTAAACGGGCAAAGATAGCTGGGGTAATAGTCTGTACATTGCTCCACAGAATATTAAACTTTGCATTAGGGTTATTCCTAGTACGGCTGTCATCACGATACCGTTTAACAATCTTGTCGGCTCTACCTTCCCATTCTTTAAAGGTGCGCTCGTACTGACCAATAGTGTTATACCAATCTTGGTATTCGTGTTCCATAGTAATTCCTTAAGTAAAGTTGCCTGTAGCAAATACGGTAGCACCAGCACCTGTAGTAATCTTCCATGCTCCGCTTACTGACTGGGCATCAAGTGTCAGCATATATAAACCAACAGGGGTAGTAGCGGTTGTAAGTGGGTAGGATATTGCGCCATCCAGTAGCGATACTGTGCCAGTAGTTAAGGCATTGACAGTAATAATAAGGTTGCTAACTATATCGCCTTTAGCACCAGTAACGCCTAATACTTGGGCAGTTTGTGATGCGGCAACAGTTTCATAATAGACTGCATAAGGTAGGGCTACGGCTGACATTAGATTCTCCTAAAGGTTTGTTTTGGTGTTTCTTTCCACATCTCGTTGAGCGTTACATCAGTTTGCCCGACATGAAGTCCCTTAACTCTTGAGTCTTTGAGGATAGGGCTGTCCTCATCTTTCCATACAATTGAGAGATAGCGAAACGCATCGGCAGAGTGACTTGTGAAATCATGTTTTGGGCGGTCATTAAAGCATTTCTTATCATCATTCCATTCCCGTTGATACTGACGTAAACATTCGATACCTTCTTCACATCTATTATCAAACCAAGTGCGAGTTAATGCAAGCCTTGTTGCCTGTATTCCATCCTGAATTGACAGGTTTGGAACGATTTTTAGGTGTTTTATGTCGATTTTTGTCGCAAATTGTTCGATTATGCTCTTACCACCCGATGCCATAGTTTTAGCTCTAGCGTCATGTGGCAGGTAATGATAGCCATACTTGTATCCGAACTCATCTTCTTTTTGTTGCAACAGACCTGTATAGAATGGCACAGCCTGTCCGTTAGATGAGTGGTGATCTAGAACCCGTATCTCCCCATAAACCACCTGAAACCACCATATTGAAGTGGAGTCATTAAAACCCAAGTCCCAAGCAGTATGACAAGGGAACATAGGATCGTAGTCAACAGTAGTAATTCGATCCAAGTCAGTAATCCTACGCATCTCTTGACCATAGTACGCCCCCATAATTGCCGCTTCAAATGAGCATAAGAACTCTTGTTCGTACTGGTTGCTAGACATAGATGCTCTAGCATCTTCTAGTTCAGCTTCAGGCAATAGCCCTGATTGGTCAGCCCTGAGCATCTTGGAATACCAGCTATCATTGTTTTGGGCGTTCTTGTAAATATCGTAGAAACTGTTATGACCCTTTGGAGTACCAATAAACACGGCCCAAGTCTGATAACCATTTAAACCATTACGGTCTGTGAGCAATGGCCTGATGATTTCACCCCATACACGGGGCTTCATATCGCTATATTCGTCAAGTACGATTCCGTCACAATAATTTCCACGAAGTGCGTCAGGAGCATCAGAACCAAATAGCCTGATCCTTGAGCCATTGTGCAGTTCTACCCATAATTCTGATTGATTAGCCTTGACCATAGCTGGCTTGGCAAAGCGGCAAAGGTAATCCCAAGCGACTGATTTAGCCTGACTGTAAAAGGGACACATATAAAAATAGCGACCATTAGGCTTATTTTCTTTGATAGCCCGTTTAATCAGGTCATTAATGGATGCTACGGTCTTACCAGCACGGCGATGACATACTAGGACTGCCCAGCGTTCTTTACGCTTGTGAAAGTCTTTAAAGGCATCCCGTACTTTGTATTCAAACTCATGGACTATTTCAGTCATCTTGCCATTTATAGATATGGGTGACTGTTGCTGATGTATCGCCAATTTGTTCTACCCTAGCTAACTTAGGAACATGGTACTCAGCTACTTGCATGAAGCAATCAAAAGCTACTTTAGGGCCTAGTTTTTCGTTCATAGCGATGGCATCAAGCCATTCTTGCAGTTTGTCAGCGTTACCATCCACGAACTTAGCGATCGCCTCTCTAGCGAGTGCTGTGGACTTATTAGGCGTACCTACAGAGCGACCGCCTGTCTTTTTTCTAGATTGTTCTACTTTAGATTCCATACCTTTACCAAGTGGTTGATTAAGATAAGTTAATTGTAGGCTATTTTTGCTCTTGAAGCAATTTGTTAAGCATTTGCTTTCTGTTTATAGGTTCTAATACAGAAGCAGTATCAATGATAGCTTCATTTGGGTTTATATCTAAAGCGTTTTTACCTTCTGCAAAAGGATATATTTCTTTAGCATTTTCAGGTTTTAAATCTTTACGGGCTTGTGTAAGCCTTGCTTCTGATTCACCACCGTAACGTTTATATACTTTACTTCCTTCTACCAATGGATCACCTAATGCTAATACTTTTTTAGTAAGACTTGCTCGCCTATTTATTAAATTCTCATATTCAGGCGTTCCTACAACTTTTTTCATTTGAGCGTTTAAATCACCTATTTCACCCATTAAATCATCATAGTGCTTTACATGGTAACCAATAATCTTGTTTGCATCAGCACCTTTGTTAAAACCTTCAATTTCTTGAATTGCGTGTTGCATTTCGTGAAGCATTGATGATCTTGCTTCTATTGACGATAAATTTTCATTTAATTTAATTACATTGTTTACGGGGTTATAACTAGCTGTAGCTTTGTTTCCTTTAGGAATAAATTGTATTTCTATGTCAGCAAGCTGAGGGTATGATTTATAAACTTCAGGATGATAAAAAACATCTTTTGCATACATTGGTTCACCACTAGGCTTTTTCAACGCAGTCATTCTATTCATTACTGTGTCATAAAATGTAGGCCCCCCTTTAATATGACTGTTTAAATCAGATAATTCTTGTCTAAATTGACCTTCTAAACCTTTTGCAGTATTGGTTTGTTTAAATACTTCTTCTACTGGTACATCTTGTTTAAGCATTTTTGCGGCTTTAAAAGCGTTTGTTTCATTCCATAAAGCAGATTGTGGCCCTACCATCATTCCAGCCATGTTAGGAACTTGGTTTACAAATTCGTTGTATGTAGGTCCATGTTCAAATTGATGTGCTTCAAAGTTATACGGCATAGCGTTTTGCACTATGTTATTGGTGTTTATAGCGTTCTGTGCAGTTTTTTCAGGTAACTGTGCAAAGTAGTTGCCTGCCATAGTAGACAAGTTTGGTTGTGTTGGCGCAGGTGCTTGTAACTGGCCGTCTTGTGCGTAACCAGTCTGCCTTAGTGCGTCAGCAAGCGTTAAAGCCATTTACTTTACTTCTTTGTCTAAGTCTTTGAGTTTATTGGCGATCAGCTTTCTACGGGCGATTCGATCAGCTTGATTCTTTTCTAACGTAGTTTCTTTATGATTACGCAATAAAGCGTTTTCTTTTTTGTACTTATGATCCATTGGCTTCATTTGTAATCTTTCATTGCTTGTCTATAGCGGCACGAATGGCATCTTTGCGATTCATTTTTTAGTAAACTTTTCGAGTTCTAAAGCTAATCTAGCTCTACGACCTTCTTTACCTTTAGCTTCTGCCGCTTTTTCAAGTTTGCCTTTAGGAATTGTTTTACCTTCAGGAACGCCTAATTCTTTTTTTAATGCGCCTTTATGTTTAATTGCACCTGCAATCCAGTTAGCCATTACATTTCTCCCATTTCAGTCTTTTTAGACTCTTTTTTGGTTTCGCCTTTTTCTTCGTTAGACTTCATGTGCTTTTCGTATTCAGCTTGAATTTTGGCTCTGCGACCACCTTTAGCCTTATCTTGTACGCTTAAAGCAATAGCAAGTGCTTGTTTTTCTGGTTTACCAGCGACTTCTTCGGTTTTAATGTTTTCACCTACTGCGGCAGAAGATTTTGATTTTACGAGTGGCATGATAGACCTTAGTTAAACGCTGTAATCTAATTTTATAACACTTTTTGGATTACTCCTAATGCTCTTAATGCCGCATCAACGCTATCAACACGACTGATTGAGCCACCTTTCCAGTCTGCCATAAATTTTAATTGGTCGGGTGTAAACTTTGCCTTAGAGTCACGCTTTATCTCCATCAACATAGTTTCATTGCCAAATCCAACCAAAATGTCAGGACACCCATGCTTCATTGCCGCTAAAGACAAGACTGAAGCACCAGCCTGTCTTAATGCCGCCACTATTTCTTTATGATTTGTATCAATTCGTGCGTATGTCATTGATTTACCTTTAAAATAGATTAGTATTGGCTAACTTTATCATTAAAGGTAGGTTATGGCACAAAAACCGTTGTCAAGAACAGAATTGCAAGAAGCCTTAAATGCTTATGCAAAGATGGGAAGCAAGACTGAAGCCGCCAAGTTATTAGGAATCAATCCCAATACCTTTAATACAAGAATCAGGGTAGCTAAGTCTAGTGGTCTGCAACCCACAATCAAAGTAGCCAATAAAGAACTGACTGAACTGCTAGAAGCGCAGGATAAGATTAGACAGCTTGAGTCTATGCTTAACGGTCAAGAAGAAGAAAAGTTGACATCGGACTATATCAAAAAAGTGATATTAAAGATGTCTACCGCCAAGACTTCTACACCCAACTGGCTAGTTAAACCAGTTAAGGGAAAGACAGTAGCAGGAATACCGACCTTATTTGCTTCAGATTGGCATTGGGGCGAGGTCGTAGACCCCAATCAGATTAACGGGGTCAATGAATACAATGTCGCTATCGGGCAAGATAGGGCTAAGGTAATGATTGAAAAAACCATCGACCTATTAAAAAACCATGTAGCACACTCAAATTATGAGGGAATTGTCTTTGTGCTGGGTGGTGACATGGTATCGGGTGACATCCATGAAGAACTGATGGCTACAAATTCAATGGAAATCATGCCGACAGTTCTAGATTTGTTCGGGGTCTTGACTTGGTGTATTCAAACACTAGCAGATGAGTTCGGAAATGTCTTTATTCCGTGCGTAAGTGGCAATCATGGGCGTAACACGCACAAAATCAGGGCAAAGGGTCGTAACTTCACCTCATTCGATTGGTTACTCTATCAGTTCTTGAGTAAACGATTTGAAGGTGATAAGCGTGTTCAATTTCATATACCCGATGGCCCTGATGCCTATTATTCAATCTACGGACATAAATATCTGCTTACACATGGGGATCAATTTCGTGGGGGTGACGGTGTCATTGGGGCTTTAGGGCCAATCATTCGGGGTGACCACCGTAAACGTTCTAGAAATGCTCAGATTGACATGGAATACGATACGATGCTGTTAGGTCATTGGCATCAGTTAATCCAGCTAGAACGCCTTATTGTCAACGGCAGCCTTAAAGGTTACGATGAGTACGCTTACAGCAACAACTTTGGATTTGAGCCACCAAGACAGGCACTTTGGCTGACCCATCCCGATCACGGTTTGACCTTTAGTATGCCTGTGTATGTCGATAGGAAAAAGAAACAACACAATACCGAATGGATTAGCTGGAAATGAAGTTAAATCCTGAAGTTATTCGCAATGCGTATGCCAGCCTTTGTTGTGTATACCCATTTACTAAGTGGAATCTTCCTGTGCCTGAAGAAATTGAATTTGTAGTGATTCACGACCCTGAAACAATGGGTACTTATATGTATGACTGCGGAGAGGATTATGAACACACTATTACGATTAGTTCTGCTCGCTGTGGGCATTATTACACTATGCTCACAACTCTTTCGCATGAGATGGTTCACATGAGTTTTCACCGTCAAAAGGGTGATAAATGGTCACATCATGGCAAAGCCTTTAGAACCCGTTGCAAGTTAATAGCAGAAGAATTAGGTTTTGATGGCCTAGAACTATAAAGTTACTAGACAGTTAACAAATATGTTAGTAACAAAATGTAACTTATAAGTAACAATTTTTTATACATATTGATACTTATATGTATAGTTATTGACAAAAAGTATGTATATCAACAGGGTTGTTGACATTTTTGTAAAGTTTTGGCGGCTAATTGTAAAGTTGTTGACAAAGCATTGTAAAGTTTTGGTTTATAAATAAATCCATAACTACACTAATAATTTATTTATGAGTCATTAACTTTTTCTTACAAAATTGCCCGTTCGGGAATATTTGTGTAATTTACGCTACTTTTTCTTATATTCTTCCCGTTCGGGAAACTTTTCCCTGTAAATTGGATTACTTTGTTTTTACAGGGAAATTTACTTTGTTATTTAGCCAACAAATACAGTCCAATATTACTAAAAGCATATCCTGTAAAGGTTATGCCCATTCCTACCTGACCCTTGATAAATTGCATTACACCAATTGATAGGTAGATAAGACCTACAAAAGCGATTAGCCAGCTACTCATTTAATTTAGCTTCCACTTCCACAAGTTTATCCTCAAGGTCAAATCCCCAATGCTTTCGGAATCCTTTAGCTCCAAGTAAGTGAATACTGGTATCGCCAAGTCTGTGGTGCATAGCGCACAATGGGACAGCTGGAGCGTTATCTCGCTTTCCCCCGAAACGGCGTATGTGATGGATTTCGACTCCAACATCTCGTCCCTCGAATCCAATGTGTTCGCACAAGATACAGCCCAATCTCGCCAACTTTGCATAGTGATCTCTCTGTGATTTAGTGGCCATTAATGTAGTCTACAGTCAATTGCTCTAATTTCTCACTTGATTTTGCAATATCTACTGAAATCTCCAACATTTGTGTTGCATTAGCGTTTTTAAGTGCTTCATCATACATTTTGCACAATAATTTAAGAATTAAAAATTCTTCAGTAACTTTTAAAGTCATTTCAATATCCGATCTTGGTTGCGGTTTGATACTTCTAAGGTTTGCCAAGTGGCGTGTCTAAGGCGCGCAGCTTCCAGTTCCCACTTTAATTTCTCTGCGTTCTCCGTAGCTGCACCAATGGCTTTACACAAATCCTGATAATCTTGACTTCGATACGCTTCACGCTCCTGCGCCCCGAGAGAAGGTTCAGTAGTTTGTGCCATTTTAATAGCTTTGAGGGAACTTTTGAACGCTTCAAGTTGCGCCAATTCGCCTTTAGCTTGTGCATATTTTCCTGCGTTTTCTAGAATAAAGTCTATACATTTATTGGGGTCTATCTCTCTCATTTTCCTAATCTCTTTTTAATAAGCATCTTCATGCGTTCTTCGGTTTCTTTATTCTGCGCCAGTAAGCGCACAACTTCGGGCCATCCCCGTCTTTTTGCTACACCTATGTACCAACTAACCAAGTAATTATCAGAGTTGATCTTCAAGTTGCTTTATCTTCTGACTAATCCTTGATCTTAACGCCTGCCAGCCTTCACCAGCATAGGGAGTTATACCAACTTCTTGGGCTTTTTTAAGTGTCAGTTCTTCTGTAGCGTAAAACGGCAATTCAGGTTTCTTAGTTTGTATAGGTTCTATATCAAGTTCGTCAGTCCAACGCTCTTGATTTAAGAAAGTCGCAGGGTAGGGAATAAAGTCTTTAGCGGTTTCCTTGATCTTCCAATACTTCAAGTAATTAGGCATGGCATCAAGACAATCTGACTGCTGGTCAGAGGTTAATCTGTTCCAGCTTCGTTCAGCGTCTTTACGCCCCATCTTACGGGGATAAAGGTTATAAAAATCAATGAATGACACTTATCTGCTCCCTAAGTGCGGCACATTCTTCCTCAAGCATCTTATTTTTTGCTTCTAATTCTGTTAGTCTTGCTGTGATTTGATGCAATATTTCCTGTAAATATGGGTTCATTTTGTTTCTTTCTTTTCACGGGTTTAACAACTTTATATTGATCAATTGCTTTGGTAAGTAATGCTACTAATCCCCATTGCACAAGGACTTCAAGTCCTTTTTTATCAAAGTCTACTTGAGCGTTGGCAGAACCATCGGGGTTCTCATTCAATATCTTTACTTGTATCTTCATTGTCTGCAAACTTTAAAATAGGTTTATCAAGGGCTAACTTTGCTAGTTCAATGTAACGATCTACCTCAAGTCTATCTTCCCCACCAATAGAGGCATTACTATGACCAATCGGTTTACCCATCGTATCGTAATAAACCTCACGGATTTCAAAGTAGTCTTCATAAGGGTTACTCATATTTACTAATCTAAGATTCCAAGTCATGTTCTTGCCCAATATAGGATGATTAACAAAATAGCCATCACACTACCAAAGATGGCAAATATTCCAACAGAAAAGATTATTAATAAGTTTTCCATGTTAAAAGTATGGTTTAGTTTTCTAAACTCTGTCAAGCATTTTTAAATTAAATGGGTTTTGTTGTTTTTTTTCGACAAATTATCTTTTGCCCACATTGGTCTTAAATTTGTAAAATGATTTAGTTTGTAGTTATCCTCTTTAGTTTTGGCTGAATCCATAGGAATTATGTGGTCTATATGCCACAATTTGCGATTTTCCCAATTCATGCCTTTTAAAAATTGTTTTTCTATATGAATCAATAATTCTTGTTGCGTACATCCAAGAACTTCAAATATTTTTGTTGTTTTTTTGTAATTATGATGTTCAGCATAAGAAACATATTGCTTGATATTTCTACCATGCACTTTGATTGGATTCCAGTAATTACAAGTTTTATCATACATATATAATTTGTTACTGCTCTTTCGGTGAACGAACCTAGCCTACCTAGATTCGCCTTAATCTGCTCCATCGGAGTTACAGAACCCGCCAGTCGTTCATGGAATAGGCACTAGCTTCGCCACCTATATTGTGCTGTTACATCCACTACCCCCAGTAGCACTTTCGTCTTGATCGCTGGTATGTCGTTAGAGCCTCCAACCAAGAACGATTGGGAATAGAAACAAAAAGGGCATTAGGGGCAACTCTGTGATTGGATGGTTTGGGAAATGCCTCTTTATTCATTTCCTAAACCCACAAAGCTACCTCTAATGCCCTAATCTGAGTATCCAATTCCTCAATGGTTCTTAGTATACATCATTCTAGCTCAGGCCAAATAAATTTATAACTGTTGGGAAAAAGCGACTTTCTGCCAATTAAGCCGTGTGATTGCTTTTCCAGTTCAGCCGCTAAACGAATAAGTTGACCTTCAGGAATGTTTGTTGTGCGCCAATGAGTAACAGCCGCTTGGCTTACTTTAGCCATCTTTGCAACCTTTTTTGTACCGCCAAGAAGGTTAATAAATTGGTCATGTGATAGTGCAAAAGTATCTTTCATACAACAATCTTAACTGTTTAAGATATATTTTACAAGACCCTTGACAAATTGATTTAGTTATCTAAAATAGATGTTACGGCATATGCCGTGATAACTAGGAGAAACTCAGATGAGTGAACAAGATAAAGATTTCAACAGCTTCCAAGAACATTTGGAACGCATCTTTAAAGACATCGAGGATGGTGTATTTTTGTCCGCAGATGAAATCGGTGACCTACGCTATGCGTGTGGATTGCCAGCAAACGCAAAACAAAACCCTGTACTCAAATCTTTATTTGAGCAATTTAGCCAAACTTTTAGGAACGCAAAATGATTATTTCAGATAACAGCAAAGAATTTAAGATAGCCCCAGCAGGGCTTCACATGGCACGACTGTACTCAATTATTGATTTGGGTCATCAAGCTACCGAATGGGCTGGCGAAACCAAAATCATGCACAAGGTCGTATTGACTTGGGAGTTGCATGGCGATGACGATACAGGCGCACCATTAAAGACGGATGACGGCAAGCCGTTAATCGTGTCTAAGCGTTATACAGTCAGTCTTGGGGATCAGGCTCGGTTGCGTCAAGACCTTGAAAGCTGGGGAAACAAAAAAATGACCGCAGAAGATAGAAAGAACTTTGATTTAAAGTCTTTGCTAGACAAGTTTTGCATGGTTAATATTACCCACTCGGAAGATGGTAAGTACGCTAACATTAGCGGTATTTCTCCCGTTCCTTCTGCCCTTCGCGCTGCCATCCCAGCAGGCATCAATCCTATTAACCATTTTTGGTTAGCAGAATTTGACCAATCCAAGTACGATGCCTTGCCAAAATACTACAAAGAAAAGATTACAGAGAGTAGTGAATGGCGCGGTCAGCAAGAGCGTGAAAAGAACGCACCCAAGATTGAAGATGACGAAATTGGGGACATTCCATTTTGATAGTCAAAGACAAACAACAAGACACGGGTCATTGGTATACCCGTCAGGGTACACCTGCCTATACCACCATCGGTAAGACTGGGGAAAGACCTACGACTTTGCGTGATGCAAGGAAAGAAGGGCTTTTACCTAGCACTACCACCATCATTAATATTATGTCTAAAGCAGGGTTAGACACTTGGAAACAGCAACAGGTCTTACTATCTGCTTTAACACTACCTAGAGAGCCACAGGAAGGCGAACAAGAGTGGTTGGTTAGGGTAATGAAGGACAGTCGAGAAACAGGCTACAAAGCCGCCAATCGCGGGACTGAAATTCACGGCATTATTGAAAATTGGTTTGAGCAAGTGTATATGCCTGAAAAGCCAGCTTACCTTGATGCAATTGATAACGCGCTTAAAACTGCGTTTAGCGAACAGGCATGGTTGTGTGAAAAATCGTTTGCTCATCCGCTTGGCTACGGTGGTAAGTGCGACTTAATGGCTAAACCTATAAACGGTCAGGGGTCGGGATTTGTCGTAGATTTTAAGACAAAAGATACCGATTTGGATAAGGTCGATATATACTTTGAACATGAGTTGCAGTTAGCGGCTTATAGAGAAGGCCTAAACTTGCCCAACGCAAGGTGCGCTATCCTATTTGTCAATGGCAAGACTAACCAAGTAAAATTAGTAGAAATAGAAGAACCCCAGCTTCAAAAGAGTTGGGAGTGCTTCCAGCATTTGTTACGGGTCTATCAGATCAAAAACAATCTTTAATTCCTTCACGGGAACGGGGGAAAGCGTAAAGAAGTTAGTACCCCAACTTCTTTGTTGTATTTTTGCACTTAGGGTTTTCCTTATATTAAATGTGTTGCATTACTTTAGTTTTCTAAATTAAACTAGATGTACTCAATAACGAGTGAGATAGGAGAAACAAATGGAATCAACAGCACAACGCACCAGCCGTATCAAATCAGACGATGCAAACGCACATAGCGCATTTGCCCACGCACAAGACTTTTATGATGGTCT